CAGTTTGAATGTTAGACAAGAGTACAACGACAGAGTAAACCAATACCGAGCAGAGGTTATTAAGTTATTAGAGGAAATGAAATGAACAGTAATCTTATAGATGAAAAGATAAATGCAATATTCAAATCAGGTGTAGTTAATGGAGATACCACAGGAGATTTAAGGTTTTTATTTTTAGTAAAGGAAATATGCGAGGAATAATACAAAAAGATAAAAAAGCTAGGGCTTTAAAAAGAAAAAGAAGAAACAAGTTCATGAAGGAGAATGGAAGAAAATGATACACAAATACAAGGTCGGGGAATTTGGTTCGGATGACAAATTCGTCCTACTAAGAGATAGCGACGGCTACTATTATATTACTGGTGATGAGACCAGCTGGGAACCATTGAAGTTATTAGAAGAGTTCATAGACAATGACTTGGTAAAGATGTCCACAGTCCACATGAGAGATTTCTGGATGAATTCAAAAGAGGTTAAGGAATTAAGGAAGGCAATTGAGTCTTACAGACTAGAAAGCTCAGGCGGTTAATGCCCACGGTTCTGCCTAAGTCAGTTTTCTACCACATCCCTAAAACTGGAGGGACTTGGGTAACTGAGGTCCTTAAAGGAATAGGAGGGGAAAGGGTCCAAGTAGAGGGAACTCACCCTTACAATATTACTAAGGAACACGCCACACCCCTAGTTTACAGGACACAGAAATTTAAATTTGCTTTCGTACGACACCCCGTATCTTGGTATCAGTCAATGTGGAAGTTCCGTGCGAATAATAAGTGGCAATATGAATCAGTCTTTGATGTAAAACTCCCCTTTACGGAGTGGGTAAGACATTTTTTAAAACAACACCCCGGTATTTATTCAGAGATAGTACGAGAATTTGAGGGGGTAGACTTCATGGGAAGACAGGAAAACCTCATAGCAGACCTTTTAAAGGCTCTGGAGATGTCTGGAGACGACACTTCGGGTATTGAGATAGACCGAGGACTAGCAAACAAGAGTAAAGGAACAGCAAGAGTGTCAAAGAAACTCAGAAATGAGATAATGGAAGCGGAGAGTTATGTAATGAGGTACTATGAAAGTTAAACTATACCCAGGACAGCTATCAGTTGTCACCGACCCAGCACGATTTAAGGTCATAACCGCAGGAAGACGATGGGGAAAGTCCGTCTTAGCTCGTATGTGGTTACTAAATTTGGCGGCTAAAACCCCAGGGACTTACTGGATTGTCTCTCCTACCTTCTCAATGGGTAAGGATATTCACTGGAAACAAGGTTTTTTAAGCGGAGAAATCCCACCAAACATAATTGAAAAGAAAAATGAAGCAGATTTAGAAATTACGCTGATAAATGGCTCCCGAATAGGTCTAAAATCAGCAGAACACCCCGACCGTCTACGAGGAGTTAAGCTAAACGGACTTGTAGTTGACGAAATCGCCTCTATTAGGAACTGGGATTGGCTTTGGGAAGAGGTTTTACGACCTACCTTAACTGACACGAGAGCCCCGGCCATGTTTATCTCCACTCCCGCAGGGTTTAATCACTTTTATGACCTTTATTTAATGGGTCAAGAGAACTCAGAGACATATAACAAGGACTATAAGTCGTTTAAATTCACTTCTTATGACAACCCCGCCATCGCAGCGGAGGAAATTGACCTAGCTAAGGACTCTTTGAGTGAGGATGCCTTCCAACAGGAGTATATGGCTGACTTTCGTAAGATGGTTGGACTCGTTTATAAGGATTTTGACCGCTCTAAGCATGTTGTTAAGCCTTTCCCTATCCCTCAGAGCTGGAGAGTTTACCGTTCTATGGACTTTGGCTCCAACAACCCTACAGTCTGTCTATGGATAGCTATAGATGACGACGATAACCTTTGGATTTTGGATGAACACTACGAAACAGGGGAAACAATTGATTATCACTCAGGACTTATAAATGCTAGAAGTAAGAATATGCGTATCACAGCAACCTACGGAGACCCTTCGGGGGCGCAATGGCTCAATGAGTTCGGTAGGAGGGGAATTCACATCTCCAAAGCCTCAAAAGACACAGGAACCTCAAAGCAGAACTGGACCTTATACGGGATAAACAAGATTATGGAGAGATTAAAGGCCAAACCAGGGCACTTTGTAGAGGGTCAGATGAAAGAACAGACATCAGGAATGCCATCACTCTTCATTTTTAATGGATGTCAGAACACAATCAAGGAGTTTGAACTCTATCGTTGGAGGGAGAAATCCTCCCAATCCATGCAGGACTTAAATGAACCAGATATGCCAGAAAAAGCTAACGACCACGCCATGGACGCTCTTAGATATTTCATAGTCTCCTATAAGAAGAAGACAACGGAGGCTCCACCCACTCAGTGGAAGAAAGACCAATGGAGAATAGGGAAGCAATAGAAAACTACATAGAAGCAATGAGGAAGTTAGACCCAGAACTCTATCAGATTAAACTTTCAATGATGGAGACAAGAATCAATCCAAAAATTTTGCCCAAAATCATCAGGGCTATCGCTTTATTAGCACTCGGAACATCATACGGCCAAATTGAAATCATTATGAAGGGTGGTGAGGTCACTCAAATCAAAAGTTTTGAATCTTCGGTTGTCAGTGAGAGAGCTATATTGCTAAAGGACTAGGGATATAGTAAAATAAGCATAGGTTAAAACCGAAAAGGTAAGGCCGCACTAATCGTGCGGTTTTTTTGTTAATTATGACTAAAATATCTGGTACCAAAAACGAAATAAGTATTTTTAAGCAGGTAGTATCCCACTATGACGACGCAAAAATGAATCTTGAGAGAAGAATTCGTGACTTTGACACCAAAGACGAACTCTTCCGCAGCCACATTGACGAAGCCAACTGGCCCTATCAATCCTTAGTATTTGACCCAAGAGTCTTTACTATCATATTTGAGAAAACATCCCGCTTGTTCGCAAAAAAACCAAGAGGAAGACTCGTACCCCGTGAAGGTGGAGACTCTTTGGGTGCTGAGATTTCAAATCAGCTCTTAAACTTCCAATGGGATGACAATGAAAGAGTTGACTCCGTTCCAATGCTCTCCAAATGGGCAATGATGGACCAAAACGCACGAAAGTATGGTGCGTCTTTTGCTTTAGTTAAATGGCATTACGAAACCATCAAGGATGGTAAGAATAAGAAGAGGAAGACATGGTATGACGGTCCTTCTATGAAGGTCTGGAATAACAGAGATGTCTTAGTAGACGATTCCTACTCTTCAATTAAAAACTGGGTCCAATTAAGAGATTATGTCTCCTTACAGGACTTAGAAAATGTAAACGATACCGCTAAAGGTAAACCAGTTTATAAAAACCTAGATATTTTAAAGAGAAAAATGACCGAGGAGAAAAGTGGGGGTGATACCAGAGCCTCTAACTGGACTTCCAAGAACCTATCTATCTCAGGCCTTGAAGACCAAAGAGGTAGAGACTCTACATTCCAAACAGTAGAGATAGTCACCGAGTACAGGAAAGAAAGATGGATTACATTCGCACCAAAACACGGTGTTGTTATAAGAGACATCCCAAATCCTTACGACCACCAACAGATTCCAGTAGTTATGTTGAAATACTACCCTGTTGATGATGATATTTATGGGCTTTCGGAAATTGAACCTATTGAGAGACTTCAGAAAGCAATTAACTCACTAGTTAACCAATACATAGACTCAGTAAACATGGGTCTATACCCAATTGTTAAAGTTAGAAGCCAGGGAGTGCAGATGCACACTTTGGAGTGGGGACCAGGTAAGAAATGGATAATGGATGACCCAACAGATGTAGTTGCTCACGAGCAAGGCACTGCTGGTATAGCGGAGTTCACTTCAACCTACAGATTCCTAGTCTCAGCTTTACAGGAGGCGGCAGGAGAAACCTCAGCAGGCATGTCTCAGATTATCCCAGGACAACCTGAGAAGACAGCTACCGAGGTACAGGATTTAGCAATACAGAGAAACGCCAGAGACAACTTCAACCAAATCTTCTTACAAGAAGCTATGAAGAAACAAATGATGTTCTGGCAAACAATGAACTCTCAGTTTATGTTCGGAGATGAAGAAGGAAGAGCCAAACTTCTAAGAATAATAGACAGAGATGCAATGCAGATGTTTGAGGACTTGGGTCTTGGTTCAATGGAGCTTTCAGATGAAGCCACAGAACTATTAGCAGACCCAGAAATTGCGTCACTAGGAATAAACCCAGAGGATTTAACTTCCGAAGCGTTCCCAGTTAAGACAAAAGACGGAGTGTTACCTAAGTTCAGTAAGGACGAGGCAGGCAAACTTGGATTCCTATTACTAGAGAAAGAAGACCTTTCGGGGTCCTATGACTATGTGATAGATGTTCAATCTATGTCTTTACCAAACGATGTTCAGTTAACACAAGCTAGGCAGCAACTTTTCCAAATTACCATGAGCCCTGCGGCAACGCAGTTACTGGCTGTAGATGGTTGGAGAGTTAAGACGAAGGACCTATTGGAGGACACCTTTGAATTCTTAGGTCTGAAAGACGCAAGTAAATATTTTGAAAAGGTAGAAACAAATGGCATTAACCAAACAGGAGCAACAGGACTTGGTGGAGGCCCGCAAGGTCAGGGAATTGGCGGGGCTGGCGGGATGGCGGGAGGTACTCAAACCCCTCCTGGACAAGAAATTCAACAATAGTTGGATTGACCCAAGAGGAGCCAAGAACGACGAAGACCTACTTTATAAGTATAAGACGGCATGGGCACACGCAGAAGCAGGCAAGGAAATAATAGCTTTGATTGAGACCTATGTTGAAACAGCTAACTTCCTTGAGAAGAAAGAAAAGGGAGAAGTAGTTGATAAGTTCCGTAACATTTACGGAGGAGGAAAATAAATGGGAGTAAGAGTTGCTCAAAAACTAGTCGGTAACAAACCAGAAAACGAGGATGTAGTAGTTCAAGTTGCAGAGTTTGACGGACAAACATACACCTTCATAAAAGGAATGCATAGAAATATTCCTGATGATGGTATTGCAGCCAAAGTAATAGCTTACAGTTCCGCAGACGACATCGTTGAGGACACTGGAGTATACGGCGCAACCGAAGGTTATACAAAGTCATAATAGGAGGAAGTAATGGAGGCAAAAAAAGTTGTGGCAGACTTACCAGAGAGTTCTAATACTTTCTGGGAACATGCTAACACTGAAATACATGATATAGCAGAAGAAGAAAGGGGATGTGACCATTACTTCTACCACAGGACTGCGCAGGAGGTTGAATGTAGAAACTGTAATATCGGGTTCTATCTTGATAATTACAGTGAGGTGATAGACGGGCACATCTATAGGGATGAAGAGTTTGTGATTTAGTAGCTGGGGGGCAATTCCCTTTCCCCCCTAGCTATTAGGTCGCAAGACCTATGCCCCCAGTATGCGGCTGGGTTATCAATCGACATTTAATTAAAAAGGGAAGGTGGTGATTCACGATGGCAAATGACACCGAGGCACTATTTACGGGTGAGACAACACCAGAGCCAATGCCTAGCTCAGAACAAACGGTAGAACAACCTTCAGAGGTGGTTTCAGAAGCTCCACAAGAGGTATCCGAAACGCCTACAAAAACTGAGGAATTAGAGCTACCTTCCGAGGGCGTTAAAGAGCGAACTACTCAACAGTTTGAGAAAATGAAAGAGAAGTTAGCAGAAGAACGAACAAGGAGAATGGAACTTGAAAAACGGTTCCAATCAACAGAATCTAGTACGGTTCGTGAACAGGAGGAAGCTCCTCTTTACGACCCTACAACAGGGTATGTTGATATCACGCAACTTGAAAATATGAAGAGAAACGCAAGTGAGGCTAAGAAAGTCAGGGAAGAGTTTGAACGCTATAAACAGGAACAGCAAGAGTTGGAGGCTTATGCCGCCTACCCAGAGCTAGACCCTAAGAATAAAGACTTTGACCAAGACTTTTTTAACATGACCAGAGCTGTTATTACGGACTCTCTTATTAACACTAGAGATTACGGAAACCAGTTAACTGCTAAACAAGCAGCTGAGTTAGTTCACAAGCGTTTATCGAAGACAGTTGAAGCCGTTAAGGAAACTGCAAAACAAGAAGCAATTGAAGAATTGACTCCTAAAGAGCAGGCATCCTTAGAGGCATCTGGAAACTCTTCTAACCGAGAAGACGATTTCGTTATGGCTCAAGAACTTGAGTACAGAACCCGTAGAGGTGATAAAGACGCAATAGTAGAAAGGTTAAAGAGCATTCCTTCAGTATAATGATTTTTAGCCTTAATGGAGGTGATTAGGATGGCATTTGGATTACAAACTTATGATGACAGCGCAAGAAGAGAAGACCTTATCGACTTAATAGCCGATGTCTCTCCTGACTCAAACCCATTGTCAACAATGTTGGCAACTGTGGATGCGAGCCAAACCTTGCATGAGTGGTTAGAGGATTATCTCTCAAGACCAACTTCAGTTAGTGCTGCTATTGAAGGTGCCGCTGCAACATACAGCGACCTTTCACAGCCTAGCAGAAGAAACAACATTACTCAGATTATTAACAAAACCTTTAGGGTTTCTGGAACAGAATCTGTAGTATCTGTTGGTGGTATGGGTGACCCTTACGACTACCAAGCTGCAAAAGCATTGAAAGATTGGAAGAACGAGTTAGAGTACGCTTTAGTTAGAGGTTCTGTAGCATCAGGAGCATCTGGTGTTGCTAGACAAATGAGTGGATTACAAGCAGTAATTACATCTCACTCTACAGCAAGAAACTCTGGTACTTCCCTTTCAGAAACTGAGTTCAACGCAATGGTTAAAGAAGTTTGGGAAGATGTAGGAAACGAAGATGTATTCGATATGGTACTTGTACCTATGGGATTAAAACAAAAGATTTCTACCTTCACAGCTGGTAACCTACGAAATGTTGATGCTTCTGATAGAAGACTAACAAGACCAGTACAAGTATACGAATCAGATGGCGGTATTCATAGAATATTTGCACACAAAGATGTGCAGAACGCTGCTGGTACAGTAAACTTCTTAGGTATTAAGGAGGACAAGTACAGGATTGCTTACCTCAGAAGACCAGTAAGAGAAGAACTAGCAAAGGATGGTGATAGAAGAAACGGACAAATCGTCGGTGAAGCTACACTAGAATTCTTAGCAGAGAGAACTTCTGTAAACAGAACAGG